TCCGACACACTTACTACAGTAGTCGGTGTGAGATGCTTTACAATAAGCAGGACTTCTCATAGAAACAGTCCTACCTATCAAGGAAGAGAGATTATCTTCAGTGATCAATATTGATTGCTTATTCTCGATATAGTAAAATCCCAGATAGGTTTTGCTACTTGCTTGAGTGATAGTAGTTGGCATCCCTAAGGTGGTACCACAATCCTCTATCGATATCGATGCGTTAGAGGATGTTCTTAACAGCTCTTTTACCGCAACACCACCAAGTTGAGTCTCAGCACCCCGTGAGAATGAACCAATACGAGAACCATTGATGTAAGAAGTGAGTTTAGAATAATCAATCCCATCACACAAAGGTCTCGGATTGAAATCCACAGTGGATGTTTTATCTTCAAAATCACGATCAAAGCCATACATGAGAAACATCTTCTTGCGTACGACATCAAAGTCTTTGCCTTTGATGAGAAAGCCCATAGAACGATCACCTTTTAGGTACTCACGGTCTAATTGTTCCATTTCTTTACCAATCTCTGCGATGACTGCAGGATTGTCAAGATGATCTTTGTGTTTCTCGATGAGCTGATTTAAGACTTCTTTAGCATTCGGTGGTGGTAATAAGGATTTCTCAGTAGTTCCTGGTGTACAGACTTGGGTTAATTGAGAGATAAATAAAGCAGCATTACAGTACTTCAGGTATTCTGATACTGGGATGTCCGTTGGTTTTTGTTTAGGATCATCATCATCTACTAATTTAGGTTTGATGATCTTCTCGATATCTCCTGGTCCAAAACGTTGGTTGATATAGGGTATCTTGTCTTTGAAAGGATGGCAAAGTAAGAGTTTATTCTGGATGATCCTACCTATGGTAGTCTCTATGGTGTTAGGGGAGTTCTCCAGGATACCTCCAGGTAAAGTGAAAGGTTCATTGTAGATGAAAAGACCTCTTTGAGGATAAGATCCTTCGATTTCTCGCCAGAGTCCATCTTCCGTATAGTAAAGACATTGATCATCTTGGTACTTAAGAGACAGATAAGGGATGTCTTTACTATCAGTATCGTATTTGGTATAGGAGAGTAGAGAGATGATCCACTGGATATCTTGGATGAGATCTGTCTCTAGGGCTTTAAGGAAGTATTGATATTTGTTCATTTATACCACTCCTTCTTTCTTTAAGGGATGCTTACGGATAGCAGCGATGATCTGGGTAGCTGTGGTGATATCAGTGTAGTCTGTCAAGATGCCACTGTAGCAAGCATTGGTATCTTTAGTAGAGGTGATCAGTGAGAGTAGATAGAGATCTGCAGCCACACCATCGATAGAAGCATCTTCATGGAAGATGTCTTCTTTTAAGAGATTTAAGTATAACGGAAGCTCTAATCCTAGTCCTAGGTTTCTTTGGATATACTTATACACGACAGATGACTGATATCCAGGATGGTCTTTTAATGACTTAAGGATCTTGATCTTATTTGGATCGATAGCAGGAGTCTCTGGGATCTCTGGGGTATTTCTCTCTGACATGACTTGATAGAGTCTAGTCAATAAAAGTGGTTCTACTTTGTCTATTAAGGTATCGTAATAGATCTCATCGTAAGCATCAGCAAATGCCAGTAATGATACTAAGGTATATCTGGTATCTTCAGACTGCTCGATCATCTCTTTTATCGTAGCAGCATCTTCATGTTCTTCAAGGATCATGAGCGAGGTGATCAACTGGATACGATCTTTGAAAGAGATATCCTGTATCGTGATACCGTAATTTAAAATTATATTAGTCAACTGCGTGATATGAAACTCATGGATCATATCCAAAGTCGCTAACACATCCATGTCTTCATGGGTCATCATCTCGTCTAGGAGTTCATACTGGTCATCTTCGTTATAGTAGCCAATGATCTTTGCTGCTTCTGTATATAGATTCAGCAAAGGATCTGGTACTCGATCGATCAAGAAGGATAAGATAGAGGTAAACATAGTCAAGTCTCTTTTTTGAGATTTACAAAGATGGAGGATGATAGATCTATCATCCCCAGGGTCATATCGTAACTGGAGTTTTCATTAATGGGTAAGAAGCAAAAAGCACAAGCTGCACGCAATCAATATCAGAAACAACTACGGGAAGAGAAGAAGCAAGAGAAGAAAGATGCTTTGTATCGAGAAAGAAGAGAAGCCTTCATCCAAGACATCGAGAGTAATAATGAATGGGATAAACTGGAAGGCTTCTACCGTGAAGCCAACCAGTTATTCTATCCGATCCGTATGCTTGTAGACCGTGTCAAAGGAAGAGACTTTTCGATGTGGCTAGATGAAGGTGAGATGGCGGTACTTCGAGAACACATCAGTATCTTAAGTCGTGATCTCTCTCAATACGGAGAAGAGATCAAGAAGATCCATGCGATCCATGCAGATCGTAGTGGTCAAGCTACCATCGAAGACTTTGATATCATCTTAGGGATCGCTGAGAAATACATGCAGTTTGGCCACAACTTCATGGGTGTGGTCCAACCCACTTATGATGCCATCGTCGATATCTACAAACTCACCGAGTATCGTGAGTACGAACATAACAAACTCACTAAAGAGATCAGCAATCACAATCAGTCTAACACTGAAGTCAGTGATGCGGTCTATACAGAAGTTCAATAAAACATAAGGAGCCTTTATGACAGATGAAACGAACCAAGGTCCAGTCTTTGGATCCAGTAAAGCTGTATTTGGTAATGATAACCAGACTACAGATACGACTACAAGTGCTGAGGATACTCCAGTAGCTACAGACTCACCTGTAGCTACTAATGATACTCATGCTAGCACCCATGCTAGTGACGAAGAAGAGTATATCGATCTCACCCCTCCTAGTAAAGAAGAACATCCTACTACAGAAGAAACTCCTCCTAAAGAAGAGAAGCCAACTGATCCTGAACAAGAAGCTAAGAAGAATAAACTCTATCTTGATGTCTTAAAGAGTAACGCAGGTTTTGATATCACCACTCCTGAGACCTATGCTGAAGTAAATATGCAGCATAGTCCTTATAAAGAGATCTCTCCTCAGGACTACGCAAAAGAGTTCGCGAAAAGAGAAGAAGATATCATCCTCCCTACGATGACTATCCGTGATTTCAAGATCCGGGTTGAGAACTACAACTTAAATGGTAGTGAATATACCCAAGATACGGACAGAATGAATCGGGTATTCCAAGAGCAATACCAGATGATGCCTTCTGAGGAATCCTTCCAGAAAACAGTCGCTGATGATAAAAGATCATTCACGCAAGAGCTTGAATGGGATAACGTGGTACTGCGTCCAGCACAGCGTAAGTTCAAAGTGAAGAATAATGCTCAGCTTACAGGTGAAGCAGCATTACTTCGCATCAATGCTTTACGTGGTAGAGGTGGTGTATTTCATATCCCCCTCTACCATTCAGGTTTCTGGGTGACGATCAAGAGTCCATCAGACGCAAGACTTCTGCAGATGGAGTATGAGTTCTTCAAATCTCGTATCACCTTAGGTAGAGCGATATTGGGTGCGATCTTCACCAATGATCAAGTATACTTGGCAGAGATGGTCACTGATCTCTTTAAGGAATGCATCTACTCTACATCCTTACAGAGCTACGATGATATCTTAGACATCATCAAGATCCAAGATCTCCAGACCATCGCTTGGGGGCTTGCTGCAGCTATCTATCCTCAAGGATACCTCTATACTCGAGCAGTGAATGACAGTGAAGGACTGCCGGGAAGAGTCGCCCATGGTATCGTCGATATCGAGAAGCTCTTCTGGGTAGATCGCAACAGTCTTACCGATCAACAGAAGACCCATATGGCCAAAGGTCGTAACAATGGCTCTAACATGACCATCGACTCTGTTTTGGCCTATCAAGAAGCGTTCAAGAACTTCAAGAAGAAGATCAAAGTCGCAGAGGACATGGATGTGCTTATTGAAGCACCATCCATTCGTAAGTTCTTGACCAGTGGTACGGAGTGGGTAGAGTACTGTATCGATCAAGCGAATCGTATTTTGGAGACCTCTGCTGGCGAGAATGATAGAAACGAGTTAATCAATCGTTTCTATCGCGCGTCATTATTGAATCAGTATAAACACTATATCGCTGGATATACGTTTAAACCTGAAGAGAGCAATATCGAAGAGCTCTACGAAGATGAGTCTTCTATCGATGGCTTCTTAAGAGAGTACTCTGGGGACGATGAGATCCGAAATACGATATTAAAAGGTATCAAAGATTACATTGAGGATTCATTAGTGTCTATTGTAGCTACTCCTACAGTGGATGATGAGAAAAATGATAGTGTAAGTAAGTTCCCACATCTAGTCCCGATAGAGGCACTGTACACTTTTTTTACATTCGCTATCCGTCGGGC